TCAATTGATGAAGGTTCAGGGGAAGTATTATCTATTTATAGAAACTACAACCAAGATGATGACTTATCAGCAAGAAGAGAATATTTTGTTCACTATAAGTTTTTACCGGGTCTAGGTTTCTATGGTTTTGGTTTAATTCATATGATTGGTGGCTTATCTAGATCTGCTACTCAAGCATTAAGGCAATTATTAGATGCGGGTACTCTAGCGAACTTACCTGCTGGATTTAAATCTAGAGGAATAAGAATTAGAGATGATGACCAACCTTTTCAACCCGGAGAGTTCAGAGATGTTGATGCGCCAGGCGGAAATATTAAAGATCAGTTTCAAATTTTACCTTTTAAAGAGCCAAGTGGAACTTTATTTCAACTTTTAGGCTTTGTAGTACAAGCAGGACAAAGATTTGCATCGATTGCAGACATGCAAGTTGGTGATGGAAACCAACAAGCAGCTGTTGGGACTACAGTTGCTCTCTTGGAGCGTGGTTCTCGTGTCATGAGTGCTATTCACAAGCGTTGTTACTACGGAATGAGACAAGAATTTAGACTTTTAGCAAAAGTTTTTGCTGATTACTTACCTCCGGTGTATCCATACGCAGTTACAAACGCAGATAGGTTTGTAAAATTAAAAGATTTTGACGACAGGGTAGATGTAATACCTGTTGCAGACCCAAATATTTTTTCTATGACACAAAGAGTAACTTTAGCGAACGAGAATTTAAAAATTGCAGTATCAAATCCACAAATGCATAATTTAAGAGAGGCTTACAGAAGAGTTTACGAAGCTTTAGGTACAAAACACATTGATGCATTATTAAAACCAGAAGTTCAACCTAAACCTGAGGATCCGGCAACTGAAAATGCTAAAGCATTACAAACACAACTACTAAAAGCGTTTCCTCAACAAGATCATGAGTCGCATATGGCAGCCCATAGAGCGTTTATGGCTACGAGAATGGTTCAAATAAACCCAATGGTGTATGCATTACTTCAAGGACATATTTCAGACCATATTGCGTTACAAGCTCATGGAGAAGTAGGTAACTTAGTACAAGAATCCCCAGAGATGCAACAACAAGCACAAATGGATCCTGAAGGATTTAAAGTGCAGTTTGATTCTATGGTTGCAAAAAGAATTGCTGAGATAACTACAGCTTTAGCTCAAGAAGAAGCAGGTGGGCAAAAAGAAGATCCATTAGTTGCCTTGAAACAAAGAGAATTAGATTTAAGAGCTATGGACATGCAAAGAAAAGCACAAGAAAATGTAGAATCTGAAGAAAGAAAAGCTGGAGAGTTTGACGAAAGAATAGATCTTGATAAAATGAAGTTAGAATCTTCAGAAGATCAAGCAGAAGAAAGAATTAGAATTGCAGAAGAAAAAATTGACTTAAACAGAGAGAAACAGAATGAAAGTAAACAACAAAAGAGTTAGAAAATTTAGAGGTGGTGGTGCTGACATGGGTGACCCAGGAAGAGCTCAAGAAAGAGCTGATAGGGGTTATGGATCTACTGCTGGAGTAGACAGAAGTGCGGTAGGACCTGGTTCAAATTACGCAAATAACGTAGCGGCTCAAACATCTAAAACAACTAAGACAGGAAATGCAACAGCTAAAACATTTAACCCGGTTACAACAGGATTAAATTTAGCAGGTTCATTAATAGGTAAAGTTCCTGGTGTAGGTTATGCGGTTCAAGGAATTACAGCATTAGGTAAAGGTTTACAAAAATCAACAAGAACTAAAACTGCAAGAGGTGAAACTATTTTTGGTAATGTTAAAACAGGGAATGCAGGAATGCCTATTACAAGAGATTATTATAGAACAGAAGGTACACCTTTAGATGTAACGAGTCCAAAAGGAACTCAATATATGAAAGACGCTGGATTTTTAAAAGGACCAAAACCTACAACTGATGGCGGCGGTGGAGAGGACAATAGAAAAAGTTTATGTCCAGATGGAACTAATCCTCCATGTAAATTACCAGCAACTCAAATTAAAAATCCTGTTTCAACACCTAATACTTTTTTAAGTGGTTTTAAAGCATACGATGATGGTGGTGAAGTTATAATATCCTCTAACGTAGATAAAAGTTTACTATGATAAAAAATAAAAGACTTACAACAACTGTAGCTCCTAAAAAAGGACCTAACTCACAAGTACCACCTATTAAATTAAATGATGGTGGAATGGGTTGTGGTTGTGATGTATGCATGCAAGAAAATTCAAGAGGCGTTAAAGGAATTCAAGTAAAAGGTTTTAATTTTCAAGGAGTAAGATAATGTTAAAAAAAATATGGAAGTTTATAGTTGATTCAGTAACCCCTAGCAGACAAGAACAGGTTGCTGTTAAATCACATTGTAATAAACATGATAAATATAAAAAAGGTTGTCCAACTTGTAGGTTATTAAATGCCAAGTAGTACAGCAAAAAAAGTTTTAGCAAATAATCCAGAGAAGCAAATACTTTTTGATAATTTAATGAAAACAGAATATGATCCTAGTATGTCACATGAAGCAAATACTAGTAATGTTCTTGGTTTAATTAGATTAAAAGATATGGGGCCTAAATCTATACCTGGTAAATCCTCAGGTGGAGAAATAGAGTTAAAAAAAGGTAGCGAATACATAAAAGATCTGTTATAAGATCGAGTGTTTGACGAACTCACAAAAAAAGAACAATTAATATTCTTAGCAGGGCTATTCGAAGGTGAAGGCTGGTTCGGAATTCAAAAAAAGAAAGAAGGACACACTCCTGCAGCAGTTTTGGAAGTGCAGATGTCCGATGAAGAAGTTGTTATACTATTTCAACGATATTTAAAAACAAATAGAAACATTCGTAAGAAAAGCAAAAAAGAAAAAGCACACTACAAAGATATTTACAGGTTTTCTATAAAAGGTTACCGTGCTTTACACCTTATGGAGGAGATGCTACCATATTTATGCAAAAGGAGAAAAGAACAATATTATGATGTGGTTAAATCTATTGGGAATGGGCCTAAAAACTGGAGCTCACCTATATTCAAACCGTCAGAAGACTAAACAAGCAATGTCTGATGCACAGTTAATGCATGCACAAAAAATGAGTAGTGGGCAATTAGAGTATTCTGGAAAATTACTAGAAGCTAGACAATCTGATTGGAAGGACGAATTTATTTTGCTTTTGCTGTCAATTCCAATCGTAATGCTGGGATGGTCAGTCTGGTCAGATAATCCCGAACATATGGAAAAAATGGAATTATTCTTTTTGCATTTTGGAAATCTACCTTTTTGGTATCAAACAATTTTCGTAGGAGTCATTGCGAGTGTCTATGGACTTAAAGCAACAGATCTAATTAAGCGAAAATAGTTCAGATCTTTACAAAACGTAAATAGTTGCTATAACTACTATATGATTAGAGGTGATAGCACAGATTATGAATTACTTATTAAATGGAGTAAGGGATTCGATTGCCAAGGTTTTAAATCATGTGAAATCGGAGTTCGTGAAGGGCTTGGTTCTAAAATTATTATGGATAATATCATTAATAATTATATTCATGTTGGTGTGGATCCTTACGGTAATTTAAATTATCAACATTACGATAGCACAGGTTCTTACACTTGTGATTACACGGATCAGATGAGAGATACAATGCTAAATGATTTTTATTCTTACAGGAATGAAGGTAAGTTTACTTTATGTAACATGACCGATACAAAATTTATGAACCATACAGAACATAAGGATTCTAAGTTTGCATTTGTGCATTTTGATGGTCCCCACATGACTAAAGATGTTATCACTGAAGCTGTTTGGTTTGCGAACAGAGCAGCCCCAAAAACTAGATTTATTTTTGATGATTTTACTAAGTATAACCAAAGTTTAATAAACGAAACTCTTACACATTTTGGTTTCTTAGTTATAGAAGAGGGTGAAAACAAAATCTGTTTAGAAAAAAATGAATCTTGATCTAAATACACTAGACGCTATAAAGCACTATATTAATAAACAAATTAAACAAGTTAAAGAAGATATAGTGTACGGTATAGACACAATCGACAACCTCAAGTATGCTAAAGGGAAACTCAGCGGATTAGAAACGCTGCTTCAGGATCTTAAAGACCTGCAGAGAAATGAGGAGAATGTCGATGACGATAATACAAACGGATCCTTTAATAGGGATTAAAAAAAAGGGTGAGGCTGCACCTGATTCAAATGAAACAGCTATACCTACTGATAAAGCAGGTATTGATAAATACCTTGAACTAATACCGAAACCAGTTGGTTACAGACTTTTAGTTAGACCTTATTCAGGTCCTAAAAAAACTAAAGGTGGAATTATCTTTACTGACACAGCAAGCGAAACAATTCAAATGACAACCGTTGTTGGTTTAGTCGTTGCGATGGGGGATCTTTGTTATCAAGACAATGATAAATTTCCTAAAGGACCTTGGTGTGAAACAGGACAATTTGTAATCTACGGTAGATATGCCGGTTCAAGATTTAAAACAAAATATGGTGAGCACCGTATTTTAAACGATGATGAAATCATCGCAACCATAAGTAAACCAGAAGATATTCTGCATTTATATTAAACGTTAAGGAGAAAACATCATGGCTGATGCACAGGAGCGAGCTAACACACAACCTGAGGTTGAAATTGATCTTGATGACGTAAAGGAAACAAACGTCCAGGTTGAAGAAACTATACAGGAAGAATCAAAAGAACCAAATTTAAATTCTGGTGAAGTTGATTTAGGTTATACTGATCACGATAAAGAGCAACCAAAAGAAAAAGTTGCATATGAAGAAGTTCAGGAAGAACCACAAGAAGAAACAAAAAGCGAGGTAGAAGACCTTACTCAAGTTTCAGATCAAGTCAAAAAGAGAATTGATAAACTTACAAGAAAATTTAGAGAGTCTGAAAGAAGAGAACAGGCAGCTTTAGATTTTGCTAAAGGTTTACAAAAAAAGTATGAGGATTCTGAATCTAAATATGATTCTGCAGATGAGAAATACTTAACTGAATTTGATGCTAGAGTTGATTCTCAAAGAGAAGAAGTCAAAAGAAAACTGAAAGAAGCGATTGAAAGTAATGATTCAGATAAAATCATGGAATCAAACGACGAACTTGTTCGGCTATCTATTGAAAAAGAAAAAGCTAGGATTAAACTTGCAGATAGAGAGTCAAGATTAAAACAGCTTGAGGAACAAAAGAATAGCGTTAAAGAAGAGCCAAAATACTCAGAACAAGACGTAGTACCCGCACAACCTAGTACACGAGCTAGGGATTGGGCAGGTGATAATACGTGGTTTGGTAATGATAAAATCATGACCAATGCAGCAATGACGGTGCACGAAGATCTAGTGGGCATAGGTGTTGATGTAGAGAGCGATGAGTATTATAATGAGATAAACAAACGAATGAAGGAAAATTTCCCTCACCGTTTCGTTACTCAAGAGCAACGAAGACCCGTCCAAAAGGTTGCTTCTGCCGGTAGAACCCAGCAGGGACGTAGATCTGTGAGACTCACCAAGTCACAGGTGGCTATTGCCAAAAAATTAGGGGTGCCACTAGAAGAATACGCTAAATTCGTGAAGGAGGAATAGCAAATGAGTGATAAAATAAATAGAACTTCGCGCGCGTCTGTTGAAGTCGAAAAAAAGAGACTACAACCATGGACGCCACCATCATCTCTGGATGCACCACCTGCGCCAGACGGTTATTGTCATAGATGGATAAGAACCGAGAGTATGGGTTTTCAAGATACGGCTAACGTATCTAAAAAAATGAGGGAAGGTTGGGAATTTGTGAGAGCAGAAGAATTGAAAAATTCTACAGGTGATCATAATTATCCAGTCATAGCTCAGGGAACTTACGCAGGTTTGATCGGGGTTGCTGGCCTTGTGTTGGGAAGGATACCGGAAGAAATTGTTAAAAGCCGTGCTGAGTATTTCAAAAGAATTACTCAAGAAAGAATCGACGCGGTGGACAACGATGTCATGAAGGAACAACGACCTGAGATGCCTATCAATATTGATAGACAATCTCGCGTAACTTTTGGTGGTGGAAACAAATCCTAATGATTTGGTAATGTTCACTCCAAAAAAAAGTAAACAACTAAACGGAGAAAATAACTATGGCTAACACAGCTGAAAAATATGGTCTAAGACCTGTAAGAAAGTTAGATGGCTCTCCTTTTATTAATGCGCAAAACAGATATAGAATAGCAGCGAACTACGGTACGCCAATTTATCAAGGTGACTTGGTAAAACCTGTTACAGGTGGTGGAATCGAAAGAGCGGTTGCTAATACTTCTGATCTTGTTGTGGGCGTTTTTAACGGAGTGTTTTACACTGACCCTACTACTCAGAAACCAACTTGGAAAAACTATTATCCAGGAACAGTTAACGCTAGTGACATTGTCGCTACTGTCGTTGATGATCCAGATGTAGTCTACTCAGTTGACTCTGATGGAGCGTTCGCAGTTGCGGACATCTTCAAAAACTTTGCAATAACAACAGCAACAGGTAACACTTTATCTGGAATATCTGAAGTTCAAATGGACTACAGTGTTTCTGGCTTAACTGTAAGTGGAACTGTTCTTCAAGCAATTGACATATCGCAAGATACTAATAGTTCAACTGCTGGAAGCGTGAACGTAGATGTATTGGTTAGAATTAATAACCATTTCTATGCTCAAGGCACAG